TGTCTAAACAAGAAGAGGGCTGGATTCCTATTAAAAGAGAAGATCACCCGGAATTGCAGTATTCGGGTAGGACTACAGGACTTGTCGAAACAGGCGGATTAGTGCTTTGCAGTATGCCTACGGACTTTGTGAACCAGCGGAATGCTCATTACCGCAAGATCACAGATGCCCAGACAGCGGCTGTAGACTCTAATCTAATGAGAGAAAATGATCCTCGTATGCCTCTTTTCAGTGAGCGCAAGTCGTCCACAAGCAGAGGCAGAAGAGACTAAAGGAGTATTTAAATGGCTTACCCTACTATAAATGGACCTTATGGGCTAAAACCCATAAACCTGATCGGTGGACAAGTATATGCTGGAGCCACTCGTCAGATGGAAATTGAACCAACATACGCTACTAACATTTTTTACGGTGATTTTGTAAAAAGAGTTGTTGGTGGATTTGTTGAGCTTGATGACGGAACAACCGCTAACACCCCTGTCGGTGTGTTTCTTGGTTGCACCTACGTCAGCGCAGTAACGAAACAGCCAGTTCAATCGCAATACTATCCAGCTTCAGTTTCGGTTCAAGCAAACACCGAAATCTACGCTACTGTTGCAGATGATCCTGACACCTTGTTCCAAGTCGCAGTTTGCTCAAGCGGAGTTGTAATGGCTACCGTTACGCAAAATGCAATTGGCACAAACATGTCAATTCTGGCAACCGCTGGTAACACAGCTACCGGAAACAGCAACTTTTCCGTTCTAAGCTCCTCACCAGCAGCTACCAATACGTTCCCAGTACGGGTTATCGATGTTATTCCTGCAACAGCTCCTTCGGCTGGCAACTACGCTGAAGTAATTGTTAAGATTAACTTCGGTATTCATCAGTATAACAATGCAACAGGTTTGGCTTACGCCTAAAAGGAGTTACTTAAATGGCTGCTATATCACGCGCACAACTGCTAAAAGAGTTACTCCCGGGGCTGAATGCCTTATTTGGTTTGGAGTACGCTCGTTACGGCGAAGAACACAAAGAGATTTTCGAAACAGAAACCTCTGAGCGTTCCTTCGAAGAAGAAACAAAACTGGCTGGCTTCTCAGCAGCACCTGTCAAGAACGAAGGCTCTGCCATCGCTTACGACAATGCTCAAGAAGCTTGGACCTCACGCTATCAACACGAAACTATCGCTCTTGGTTTCTCGCTGACCGAAGAAGCAATCGAAGATAACTTGTACGATTCTCTCTCAGCTCGTTACACCAAGGCTTTGGCTCGTGCTATGGCATACACCAAGCAAGTTAAGGGCGCGAACATCCTGAACAACGGATTTTCAGGTTCTTACCCCGGTGGTGACAATGTTGCATTGTTCAGTAACGCACACCCATTAACCGGTGGCGGCACAAACAGCAACATTCCAGCCACCCCTGCTGACTTGAACGAAACGTCCTTGGAAGCGGCTGTCATTCAGATCGCTGCTTGGACTGACGAACGTGGTTTGCTGATCGCTGCTAAACCTCGCAAGTTGGTTGTTCCTCCTTCACTGATGTTTGTTGCAACCCGTATTCTGGAAACAGAACTGCGTACTGGAACTGCTGACAACGACATCAATGCATTGAAGAACAACGGTTCGATCCCCGGTGGATATTGTGTCAATCACTTCTTGACCGACACCGATGCATGGTTCCTGACCACAGATGTACCTAACGGTCTGAAGCACTTTGTGCGCTCACCATTAGCTCAGTCGATGGACGGAGACTTTGATACGGGCAACGTCCGCTACAAGAGCCGTGAGCGTTATAGCTTTGGCTGGTCAGATCCTCTCGGAATGTTTGGTTCCGAAGGTCAGGCATAAGTAGTATTTGTGCTAGTTTGGGGGACTTCGGTCCCCCTTTCTTTTGTCCCTTGACACTGTTTATATAAGGTGATAAAAAGATAATAACCAAGAACCTCGACTCATACAGACTGGCTTGGCAGACATTATAGAGACTGTATGGGCATGTGCTATAACACAAAGGAAATATATCATGGCAAAAACTACTTTTTCGGGACCAGTGCGGGCTGGATATCAAGGCGGAGACGCAAGCTCACAAGGACCTTTAACTCCAGTTACTGTTAACTCTGGTTCAATAGTTGAAATAAATACCGGCTCCGGAGCGTATGGTTTTTATACACGCATCGAGCCAACCACAGGTTTTGGTTCTAGCGACTATCAACTTCCGGGTGAAGCATATGGTGTGTTTGGGCGCACTCAAACTGGCGCGCCGTTTGCTACAACCCCTACAACAACTTTTAACCATATTACCGGCGTAGCTGGTAATTTTGCGGTTATTGGTTCATACGCTAATAACGGTTTGATGTCCGGTGTAATGGGCATTATTAATACCAACACTTTATCTGGTGATGCCGCTGTTATGGCATTTATGCAGGGTGACTCCGGTGTGACAACTTGCCGCGCAGCGTTTGGTGTTGCAATGGCTCAAACCACAGCAGGTTCTGGCTTTACATACGGTCTGGACTTGAAGATGCAAGACCCTATTGCTGATGCTGGTGGTCCTTCTGGAGTTATAGCCTACAAAACGGCTGAGATTCGCCTAGCTAATGATGCTGCCGCTGCTCCTGTTGTCATCAAGGTAGGTAATTTTGTTGATGGTGCTGCTTCTGGTGTAGGCAAAGGTTCGTTAGGTATTGATTCTACCGATGGACTATTGTTTGTATCTGATGCTTCTGGCAACTGGCAAGCTGTTACTGTCTAATGCTGACTCATGAAGATCCAGAAGTCGCTACGATTGTGGCGCTTCTGGAAGCCCAAAGAGACTATGCAATGGGACATGCCGCCAAACTTGCTAAAGAAAATGCTGAGTTAATAGCAAAGATTAGCAGACTTGAGGCATCTAAACCGGCATAGTCTCACCCTACAGGAGATTGATCATGGGTATGCAATATGATGTATTAGCCTCGTTTCCTTTGACGGGAGATGGGCAACTAGAGAACCAAGCGCAAGAGAGCCTTGGACGGATTCGCATAAAGGCTATTTACGGAACTTCTGGAGCTACCGCTGGGACCATTTCTTTTTATAATGGCACAAGCAATTCCGATCCTTCAGTTATTCTTCTTCCTACCCCAGCCGCAGCAAATCAAGGTGCATTCTTCTTGCTTATCCCCGGAGAAGGAATATTGGCTCAGGATGGCGTATATGTAGACACCGGAACCGCGGCATCAGTAATCGTTATTTACGGGTAAAGCATGGAACCGCAAACACTAATTAACCTAGGGGTTGGGGTTATTCTGACAATAGTTGGATGGCTCTCTAGACAACTCTGGGATGCGGTAGAAAGAATGAAGACAGACATTAAGAATATTGAGATAACACTTCCTTCGCATTATGCGAGGAAGGATGACATCCAATCTAGGTTTGATAAAGTTGAAGTGATGCTAGAAAAGATCTTTGACAAGTTAGACCTTAAACAAGATAAGGCATAAACATGGCAGACCAAGCCGCATATACCGCAGGATTGAATAAATCGACTCCATCAGAAGCAGAACGCGCAGAGATGAAGCGTATCCGTGATGAATATGCAATGGATAGGGATACTAACCTTGGGTACGAGAAGGCTACACGGGCTACCCCTCCTGCTGGCATGACTCCTGTTGGTCCTCCACGCAGTCAGCCTATTCGTAGAGCTAAGGGCGGGATGATCTCTGCATCTAAGAGAGCGGACGGTATTGCCAAGCAAGGTAAGACCAAGGGACGGATCATATAATGGCTGATTTCTTTAAAGATCAGAGAGAGGGTCGGGATTTTAATAAGCGTGTAGATAGGTTGGCTTTAAAAAGGCAAGCCGAGGCTTCAGGGTATCCCGGACCTACGGATGAAGAGTATCCAATGAGATTTGATCCAAGGGGTGCGCTTAGGGACAAAATTTCTGACCACATGGAAGCTACTGGCAATAAAGCTCCTTATGACATTCCTTCAGCGCAGAATGAGATCTTGAAGGAAACAAACAGAAAAAATATGTCAGCCGCACGGGACAAGGACGCTCTTAATGCTATGAATAAGCGGCAAGGAGAGAAAGATGCGATGTTCAAAGATCTTTCTGAGATAGCGGGTAAAACAAAGAAATATAAAAAAGGTGGATCAGTCAAGTCATCAGCCTCTAAAAGGGCTGATGGAATCGCCACTAAAGGCAAGACAAAAGGCAGGATGATCTAATGAAGGCTAAGAGATATGATATGGGTGGGTCTGTAAGTGGCGGCACTCCTAATCCGTCTCCATTGCTTTCTATTAACGCACCTGACAATTCAACACCGGCTCAAAAGCCGGGGTTCTTGAGCGTAGCTCCACCGGTCGGCATGAAGAAAGGCGGATCAGTTAAGGGTGTACGGGGTGGCGGGATAGAATCAAAGGGCAGAACAAAAGGAAGGTTCGTCTAATGGGTGCTTTAGCTAATATGGGATACGGCGCTATGCTGGGTCCAGATCTCCAGAAGAAGATGACCAAGCCGTTTGATAAGGCATTGTCAGCTACAGAGATGGATGAGCCTAATAAAGAAATGATGAAAGAAGCCGGATACAGGAAAGGCGGGTCAGTTTCTAAAAGGGCTGATGGAATCGCCACTAAAGGCAAGACCAGAGGGAGAATCGTATAATGAGTACAATGCAGCCTCTCTTTGGTCAGTTGGCTGGAGTATCCCCTGCAGCCCCTGTAGCTTCTCCAGCTCCTCTGGCTCCATATGACCCAGATCCTTACTACGGGACAAATACCAAGACTCCTGCAGCCACGCCTGTGCCTGTAGCCACACCTGCCCCTGCGGTCACTCCTGTAGCTCCTCAGCAGCCTCAATTCAATCCGTTCATGCAAACCTATGGACAGAATAGAACGCCGCAGCAACAGATGTTTAATCGCTTCCCGCAAAGCTTTCAGCAGCCGCAGCCAGTTGCACAGCCTGCTCAGGGTCCGGTATACGCAGATCAGAGTTTAAACGCTCCGGGCAGTCAGCCGCAGTATGGTAGGTTTGGTCAGCAGCGTGGGTTTATGAATCAGAACAGAGGCGGATATGACCGTCAACTTGATCAACTAAGGGGTCAAGGTCAGTATGGTCAGCAAGGATCGCAAGTGGCGTTTATAAATAGCCTTCTAAGGGGTCAGTCGCAACTACCCGCAACTGGTCAGCCAAGCACCCCGCCAGTGGGCGGTAAGGGTGGGGGATCATCTCCAACAGGTTCATAATAATGAAAAAGGCTAAGATAGCCATAGTAATGAGGGAGTTTAAAAAGGGGTCACTCAAGTCCTCATCAGGACAGAAGGTGACCAATCCGAAGCAAGCTATCGCTATCTCTTTAAGTGAAGCTAAACGAGCAGATGGTGCAGCTAAACGTGGTAAAACTAAAGGACGGACTCTATAATGATGAAAGCAAAAATGATGGCTAAGGGCGGTATGCACAAGATGCCTGACGGTAAGATGATGAAAGACTCAGCCATGAAAAATTTGGCTAAACATGCTGCTAAACCTGCTTCTAAAGCCCACGCGGGTCTTAGAGCTGGTGGCATGGCTAAAGATGGAATGTCAGGATTCCCAATCAAGCGCAAGGGTCCGGTAGATAAAAAGACTGTTGCCAAGTTAGCCAGCAAGATACTGGACGCAAAGATGGGAGCTGCGCCAATGGTTTCTCCAATGGCTCCTCCAATGATGTCTCCGGGAATGAAGAGTGGTGGCTCAGTGTCTAAACGCGCTGATGGAATCGCTCAACGGGGTCGCACCAAAGGAACAATGCTTCGCAAGGGTGGACGGGTCTGCTAATGTTGCCAAGCCGTGGAATGGGTATTATTAGCCCAGCCAAGCTCCGTAAGATCAAGAAGCGTGATGGGGATAACCCTGTCACGCTGTATAAACACGGCGGGGCTATAGGAAAGCAGCCTAAAGCTAAGTGATCAAGTGGGCTGAGTACCGAAAAGAATGCGGCAACGTGTTTGATTGGATAATACGGGCAACAGAAGAACGTAGAGACATGAAGTCTATTGAGGCAGAACGCTTCAGAGAGCTTTATGTTAAGAAGCCAATTGTAAATAAGAAGTAACTTATTATAGAGACTCTATAATGGCTAAGAGCAAAGTTAACGCTGCTGGTAATTACACAAAGCCTACCCTTCGCAAGAAGATTGTGGCTCAGGTAAAGGCAGCTGCAACTCAGGGTACTGGCGCTGGGGAATGGTCAGCTAGAAAAAGCCAATTAGTTGCAAAGAAATATAAGGCTGCTGGCGGCGGCTATCGTGACTGAACCAATAAAGACGTGTACCGATTGCGGGGAAACTAAACCAACAACTGGTTTTAGAAGCCGTGGTGGTAAGATGAAGCATCTTCTAAAAAGTTATTGCAATACATGTTTATTCAAAAAGCATCGAGCTTGGACAGAAAGTAACCAAGAGCGCGTTAATGAGTACCGGGAGCGAGACCCGTGGACTCTAGCTAAGAGATGTGCAAGGCGAGGTATAACGCCAGAAGAATTAGTTGATAGGTATGAAAGGCAGGAAGGTTGTTGCGCTATTTGCAATACTGGAATTACGCTTACAGATAGTGCGATTGACCACAACCACCAAACAGACGAATTTCGTGGGATATTGTGTAAACAATGTAATCGTGCATTAGGGATGTTTAAGGATAGCCCCGCAGTTTTACGCAACGCCTTGGAATACCTTGAAGCATTTGGGAGTTATGGCGATGGCACTTAAAGCCCCACAGAAATCCCTGAAAGATTGGAGCGACCAGAAATGGCGTACTAGGTCAGGGAAGCCCTCCTCTAAAACAGGAGAGCGTTATTTACCAGAAGCAGCAATAAAGGCTTTAAGCCCAGCAGAGTACGCAGCAACTACCCGTGCAAAGCGTGCAGGCAAAGCAGCAGGTAAGCAGTTTGTAGCGCAGCCCAAGACTATTGCAAAGAAAACGGCAAGGTACAGATAATGGCTAAGACTCCCGCATGGCAACGCAAAGAAGGCAAGTCTGAGAAAGGCGGTTTAAACGCCAAAGGCAGGGCTTCATATAACGCAGCCAACCCAGACAAGCCCGGGTTGAAGGCTCCGCAGCCAGAAGGTGGAAGCCGCAAGAAGTCATTCTGTGCCAGAATGTCAGGAATGAAAAAGAAGCTGACATCCGCTAAGACGGCAAATGATCCCAATAGCCGCATAAACAAAAGCCTTCGGGCATGGAAATGCTAAATGACCACATCAGGCACAGCATCATCTAACCTAGACCTCACCAACATCATTGAGGAAGCGTTTGAGCGCTGCGGGGCAGAGCTACGCACTGGTTATGATATCCGTACAGCAAGACGCAGTTTAAACCTCCTGACGGTCGAATGGGCTAACCGGGGGATAAACCTGTGGACGATTGAAGAGGGTGAGATACCGTTAGTTCTTAATCAGGTCTCATACAATCTGCCTGTTGATACGATAGATCTTCTAGAACATGTAACAAGGGTAGGAACGGGTTCAAGTCAGCAGGACTTGTCTATAACCCGTATTAGCGTATCTACATACGCAACCATCCCTAACAAGAACTCAACTGGTCGTCCTATTCAATTGTGGGTTAACCGCCAGTCAGGAGCCACCTACCCAATAGGTGGCAGACCAGAAGGCACAGACCCCACTACTGGGGTGGACCATCCGCAGATCTATGTATATCCAGCCCCAGATCAGAGCAATTACTACACGTTCGTATACTGGCGCTTACGCAGGATACAAGACGCAGGCAATGGTATTAACACCCAAGACATACCCTTTAGGTTCCTTACCTGCTTGATTGCTGGCTTGGCATACTACCTTGCTGTCAAGATAGCTCCAGACCGCATACAGTCCCTAAAGGACCAGTATGAGGAACAGTGGAAGTTTGCTGCTGAAGAAGATAGAGACAAGTCTCCAGTGAGATTTGTCCCTCGCAGGGCTTATATTTGTGGGTAATAGGTTTGCGTCCGCCAAGAACTCGATTGCAGAGTGTGATCGATGCGGATTTAGGTTCAAGCTAACACAGCTAAAGGCTTTGATCATCAAGACAAAGCAAGTTAATATAATTGTTTGTCCTGAATGCTGGGAACCGGATCAGCCTCAGTTACAACTGGGGATGTATCCAATTGACGATCCGCAGGCTGTAAGGAATCCTAGAAAGGATTTAAGCTATTTGCAGTCTGGTAATAGCGGGTTACAATTGGTTAATGGGTCAGGAACGGCTGTTGATGAAAACGGCTATCCTGAAGGCGGAAGTAGAATTATCCAGTGGGGCTATGCTCCTGTTGGAGGTTCTAGAGCAAGCGATGTGGGGCTAACACCAAATTACCTAGCTTTATCATTCCAGCTAGGAACAGTAACAGTAGTCACAACTTAGGAGTTAATATGAAGATTATAATCGCAGCTGGTAAGCCTTCGGCAGGAAACTCAGTTAAGAAATTCAGCAAAGGCGGAAAGACCAACCTACAAATGAAAGAGTTGGGTCGTGGATTGGCTAAGGTTGCTAATCAAAAGGTCTCTTCGTTCAAGCACAAGAACTCTGGGAGCAAATAATGGCTATTCCAGAAAAAGCATCTAGCGTTAACCCTAGTCAGCCAAAGCCTATTACTGGGCTGTCAAAAGAGGATCTGGGTAATAACGGATATCCAAACAATATCCCTAACACACAGACCATGAAGACCCGTGGTACTGGAGTCGCCACTAAAGGCACTGGTCACTCGAAGAAGATGGGCTAATGAATTACACGGAACTATCGCAGACGATTAAGGCATATTGTGAGAATGAGTTCCCACAAACAGTTAGTAGCTTTACGTCTGCCCAACAGATCAATACATTTATTGATCAGGCAGAGCAGCGGATATATAACAGTGTTCAGTTCCCTTCCATACGGAAAAATGTCACTGGGGTATTAACCGCTAATAATCAATATCTGTCAGCGCCCGGAGATTTTCTGGCGGTTTACTCAATGGCTGTTATAGACACAGTCACTGATGCATATGATTTCTTGCTTAACAAGGATGTTAACTTCATACGGGCTGCTTACCCTATCAAGACAGATACGGGAAAGCCGCAATACTATGCCCTGTTTGGACCAACAACCACTAACGATGCGCCACCTATCATAACGAATGAACTGTCATTCATTCTTGGACCAACCCCTGATTTAGCCTATGACGTAGAGCTTCATTACTATTACTACCCTGAATCAATCGTTACAGCAAATACAACATGGCTTGGGGATAACTTTGATACAGTCTTGCTTTATGGCGCAATGCTAGAAGCAGCAGCATTCATGAAGTCAGACAAAGACGTTATGGAAAATTATGTTTCTCGATATAATGAAGCATTGGCATTAGCTAAACGTCTGGGTGATGGAATGGAAAGACAGGATACTTACAGGTCTGGGCAAGTACGGATACCGGTTAAATAATGCCATTTACCGGAAACTTTACCTGTGACGTATTTAAATCAGGAGTTCTCGATGGGAACTTTGATTTTGGTGTTGGCACAACAAACGTATTCAAGATAGCGCTGTATACCAATGCATCAACTCTTGATCAGGATACCGCTGCCTATACAACCGTTGGCGAGGTTGTAGCGACTGGGTATACTGCCGGTGGCAATGTTCTGTCTCCAACCTTGAGCATACTGGACGGGACCGCATTTATCACCTTCACTAATACCTCATGGACAAGCGCATTGACCTCTCGTGGAGCGCTTATTTATAAGGTTGGCGGTGCATCGGTTTGTGTTTTAGACTTTGGTTCGGACAAGATCTCAACTACGGTATTCCAAGTAGAATTTCCAGCCGCTTCCAATACTTCAGCAATTATTAGACTTTCATAAAGGAGTTTCAAATGATTTCAAATAAAGCAGTTTCTGTAGA